TGCATAAAAGCGGATTAACCAAACGCTGGATTTGTGGATGGTGCGTAGACCGTGCCAAACAACGAAAAAAGGAGGCTGCATGACGTTAATCGAATGGGTGAGGCTGGAATATCCACGAGCAGGTTGGCATTTAGAGAATTGGGCCGACTACATGCACACAGGAGCAGTCGTCCAGGGCTACAAGCGCAAAGTATCGTTATTCGCCAGCGGTAACTCCCATTCGTTCGAGGATTTAACTGACGCGGTAGACAATCAAACGGCACGCGATGCAGACACGGTAATAGGCGACATGCCGCCGCGCCTAAGCTGTGCGCTGCATAACGTGTACCTGGCAAGCGTGTGGCGTTTTCGTGGGGATTTTGAAAGCGTGTTTAGGGAAGCTGTAGAGGATTTTTGGAGAAGAGCGGAAAAGAAGGGTTTAATTTAAATACAAAAATAATTATAAATAATGCTTGACAATTCTAAAAAATTCGCTAGAATCGCAACAACAGGGACTTTTGCGCCCTAAAGAAACGTAAAGCATCGCTCTAACTAGCGGGGCTTTTTGTTTTCTCACCCCTCCAAACCCGCTTCGGCGGGTATTTTTTTGCCCGGAGAAAACATGGCAAAATCAAAATCAAGCAAAGCACCCGGAAAAATGCCAGGCAAGGGCAGCAAGAAGGGTTGTTAATAGCTAATCGTTTACGCGAACACTAAACGCGGAGAGGTAGAACATGGCAGGAAAAAAAGGAATGCACACTAAAGTGCTAAACCCGGCAGCTGTAGAAAGAATCAGGGAAAGAATACAGGCCGACAGAATTATTAAAAAACTTGAGCATCATGTACTTGATGGCGATGAAATGACATCGACCCAAGTAACAGCCGCACTGGGCTTGTTAAAGAAGCGCGTACCTGATTTAGCGTCTGTCGAGGTCGCTAATAAAGACGGAGAAGAGTTTAAGACTGTTACCCGCTTGGTTAGGGAAATCGTAGACCCGGCTAAATGATACTTAAAATCCCGACGCCACGCGTGTTTGTGCCATTGCTGGCAGATGCGCGATATAAGGGCGCCTACGGCGGGCGCGGCTCTGGAAAGTCGCATTTCTTCGCGGAAATGTTAGTCGAACGCTGCTTAATGGCAAAGACTGACGCCGTGTGTGTGCGTGAGATTCAAAAATCATTAGCGCAGTCGGTCAAAAAATTGATCGAACTAAAAATAGAATCGCTTGGCGTGTCTGACCGCTTCCGCATACTGCAAACGCATATCGAATGCGATAACGGCGGCATGATTATCTTTCAGGGCATGCAGAATCATACGGCTGATTCTATCAAATCGCTGGAAGGTTACGACATTGCTTGGGTAGAGGAAGCACAAAGCCTGAGCCAGCGTAGCTTAGATTTACTTCGGCCAACTATCCGTAAAGATGGCTCTGAAATCTGGTTTAGCTGGAACCCAAACGAGAACACAGACCCGGTTGATGCTTTCTTACGCTGCGACAATCCACCGCCTGACTCTATCGTTGTCAAAGCAAATTATCGTGACAATCCCTGGTTTCCTGACGTACTCAAAGCAGAGGCGGAGTACGACCAAACAAGAGACCCGGACAAATTCGCGCATGTGTGGCTTGGCGAATACGTCAAAAACTCTGATAGCCGGGTATTTAAAAATTGGCGCATAGAAGATTTTGAAGCGCCTCCCGGTGCTGAGTTTAGGCTGGGCGCCGATTGGGGATTTGCGGTTGATCCTTCTGTATTACTACGTGCCAGAATCGAAGGCCGCAACCTCTATATAGACTATGAAGCATACATGGTTGGTTGTGAGATTGACCGGCTTCCTGACCTGTTTGACCGTGTGCCTGATTCGCGCAAATGGTTTATTACCGCCGACTCTGCCAGGCCAGAAACGATTAGCTACATGCGCAATCATGGCTATCCGAAGATTAATGCAGCGATTAAAGGCGCTAAGTCAATCGAGGAGGGTATCGAGTGGTTGCAAACCTTCGACATTATTGTACATCCACGCTGCAAGCACTTGATCGACGAGTTGACGCTTTACAGCTACAAGACAGAACCGCTTACCGGCGAGATATTGCCGGTTCTTGAAGATAAGAATAACCACTTGATAGACGCGCTGCGCTACGCTTGCGAAGGCGCAAGACGCGCTGTGCAAAACAAACCGAAACCGCAACCGCAACAAATAAAAGCGCCAATGCGTCCGGGCGCTTGGATGCGATAAATAATTTTTATGGGCAACGGTGCGAAGTTAGAAAAATACCGCGCTTATATCAAACGAACATAAGGCTAATTTATGACCAGTGAAGCGAAAGAAGAAAAGGCAGAAGTCGAAGCCGATCCGCTCCACGAAGCAAGAGAGCGTTATAAGACAGCCGTCGAAGCGTGGAAAGAAGATAGAAAGCGTTATATAGAAGATGTGAAATTTGCGGCTGGTGAACAGTGGCCAGATATTTACAAAGCAGACCGAGAGGCCGCTGGACGCCCTGTACTGGTTGTTGACAAGCTTGGACAGTACGTTCGTCAAGTCGTAAACGATTCTCGCCAATCTCGCCCAGGTATTAAGGTGCGCCCGTGCGACTCTATGGCAGATGTAGAGACGGCGGAAATCCTGCAAGGGCTATGCCGTCATATCGAAGAGCGTAGCAGCGCTGATATTGCGTATGACACAGGCTTGGAATGTGCTGTAAAAGGCGGCATGGGTTTCATACGGGTAATAACTGAATATGCCCATGATTCCACGTTTGAACAAGAGATTGCTATTAAGCGCGTGCGCAATCCGTTGTCTATTGCATTTGATCCTAATTGCAAGGAGCCCGACGGCTCAGATGCCAAATTCTGCTTTGTGCTTGAGGACTTGGAAAAAGAAGATTACGAAGCGTTGTATGGCGACGAAACCCCGGTAAATTGGGAAACAGACGCGACCCAATACGCCGGATGGGTAAGCGGTGACAAGATCAAGATTGCCGAGTATTACTATGTTGAAGAGCAGGAAAGCAACCTGCATTTGTTCTTTGACGGAACTACTGCAACAGATGAAGAAATAGACGCCGCAAAATCAGCAGGAATTCCTATCCCACCTATCAAGGAAACGCGCAACATCCCTATTAAAAAAGTGATGTGGTGCAAGATGAACGGCAAGGATTACCTAGAAAAACCGATTGAATGGCCTGGAAAATATATTCCTATCGTGCCAGTGTGGGGCAACGAGGAAGATATAGATGGTGAAGTGATCCACACTGGCATGATACACAATGCCAAGGGAGCGCAGCAGCTTTATAATTTCTCACGTTCTGCTTATGCAGAACGCGTTGCATTGACTCCAAAAGCACCTTATATCGCGGCATTCGGCCAAGTCGAGGATTACCCGGAATGGAGCGATGCGAACGAGCGTAATTATAGTGTTCTGCGCTATAACCCGACAGACGTAAACGGTACGCCTGTACCGCCGCCGCAACGTCAGCCCGCCTTTGATGTGCCAGCCGGATTTGCGCAGGATATGCAGCTTTCAGAGCATGATATTCAAGCTAGCCTTGGGATGTACGCTGCAAGCCTTGGGCAACCCAGTAACGAGAAGTCAGGCCGTGCAATTATGGCGCGGGAGCGTTCTGGTGATATGGCTACTTTCCATTATCACGATAATTTAGCGCGTGCCATTCGACAAGTTGGCCGGATTGTTGTGGATATGGCCCCCAGGATTTATGACACGGCGCGGCTAATCCGCATTGTTGGCCTGGATGGTCAGCCTAAAATGGTGCAAATCAACCCTAACCAGCCGCAAGCCTCATTGAAGCTTGGCGCTAAGTCTGTATATAACATTGGTATTGGTCGCTACGATGTGGCAGTCAGCACAGGCCCAAGTTACACCACACGCCGCCAAGAAGCCGCTGAAGCCATGATGCAAATGGTTCAAGGTAATCCGCAGATGATGGGGATCATGGGCGACTTGATGGTGAAAAATATGGATTGGCCTGGCTCTGATGAAATGGCCGAACGCTTGCGCTTGATGCTGCCGCCTCAAATTCAGCAAGCCGCGCAAAAGGACAACAACTTACCGCCGCCACAAGTGATCATGGCGCAAGCTCAACAAGCCATAAGCCAGCGTGATCAGCAATTGCAGCAAGCGCACCAGATTTTACAAGCCATGCAAGCCAAGTTGCAGGAAACCTTGCAGCGTGACCATGAGAAAAACGCAGAGCTGGCTATTCAAGCCAAAGAGCTGCAACTTAGCGAACGTGATACAGAGATCAAAGCGTATGACGCCGAAACCAAGCGCATGCAAGTATTAGCGCCTGCTTTCGCGTCAGAGCAAATTAAGACCATAGTTATACAAACGCTAACGGATATTTTGAGCACCCCAATGCGTGAAGAAGTAAACGAACCGCCGCCGAATATGATGATGCAAGAAGAACCGCCTCCGGGCGGTTTTTTTTCGCCCGAAGAACAGCCGCCTAGCGCGGCTTTTTTTTCGCCTGATGGAATGGTCAACGGCGCACCAGAAGCGCCGGAGGGTATGCAAGGAGTTTAGTAATGTCCGACGACATCCAAGCAGGGATGGAAGCAGCACCAGTTGAAGAAGTAATCACAGAAGCACCCGAAGCAGCAGAACCAGAAGCAAAAGAAGAAGCACCGAAGCCAAAAGACGATGACGATGCGCCCATACCTAAAGGCGTACAGAAGCGCATTGACCGGGCAGTAAGGCGGCAATACGAAGCCGAAGCAGAAGCGAAGTATTTGCGTGAGCAGTTGCAACGCACTGCGCAAGAAATGCGCCAAGAAATACAACAAACAGCGCCACAAGAGTCCGAAGCCCCGCGCATTGAACAGTTCCAGACATATGAAGATTTCTTGCGAGCGCAAGCCCGTTATGAAGCGAAGCGAGAAATCGAACAGACATTAATCGAGCACAACAAACGCTTGATGATGGAGAAAGCCCAGGCGGAACAAAGGAAAACCGCCGAGAGCTGGAGTCAAAAAGTAGCAAAAACCACGGCAGAACTGCCGGATTTCGCTGATGTAGTCGGCTCGTCAAGTGTACCCATGCCGGAACACGTCAAGCAGATGGTTCTAAACAGTGAGCAAGGCCCGAAGCTGGCCTATTACTTAGCAACCCATCCAGACGAAGCCGAACAGATTGCAAATCAGCATCCATTAGCCGCAATCCGCGCACTCGTGCGAATCGAGGACACCTTAGAGGCTGAGAAATCAGCCAAGAAAGCAACTGACGCGCCACCCCCTATCACTCCCGTTGGAACCAAGACAAAGAGTTCTAAAAGTCCGGCGGAAATGACCCAGGCGGAATTTAACGCGTGGCGCAAATCACACATTAAATCTAGACATTAGGAGCTAAAACATGGCTAATTCATTTGAAGTTACGACGCTTGTTGCAAAGGAAGCTTTGCGCATTGCACATGAAAAATTAACCTTCATCGGCACAGTAGATCGTCAGTATGACGATTCTTTTAAACAAACTGGGGCTAAACACGGTTCAACACTGAAAGTAAAAAGCCCTAACAGGTACACCCGCCGCACTGGTTCACGCGTCATGGATGTACAGGACACCACGGAAGTCAGTCAAACCATTACCGTTGCCACTCAGGACGGTGTGGATATGCGCTTTAACTCTGCCGAGTTGGTGCAATCCGTATCGAACGGAGCAGCTTTTGACGACCTGAGCAAAAACTATATTGAGCCTGCTATGTCGGTTCTGGTGTCGGGTATTGAGTCCGACTTTCTGGCGTATGCAACCAAAGCAACTTACAACTTGGTCGGCTCTGCTGGTACCGCTGTAACTACGCTGGTCACTCCTGGCCAAGCACGCGCCAAGATGAACGGAATGCTAGCTCCAAAGGATGCTCGCTGTGTTCAAATGGATTCCATTTCTATGGCTTCTTTGGTCGGCACTACTTTGGCAGGCTACCAGAACCCAGCAGCAGACTTGAGCAAGCAATATCGTGAAGGCTTCGTGGCACGCACTGCCATGGCTGACTTCTACGAGAATGAGCGCTGCTACAACTATACCGCTGGTTCTGACCATACCACTGTTACCACAACGGCCTCTGCTGCTGTAACGGATGGCGGTACTACTATCACCATTCAGAATGGTACAACGACTGTTGGTTCTGTATTCACGGTTGCCGGTGTGTATGCCTGCCATCCAGAAACCAAGCAGAGCTTGGGCTACCTCAAGCAGTTTGTTGTGACGGGTGGCACGTTGACCGGCGCACTGACCGTTAGCCCAGCCACTTACCTTACTGGAGCACTGCAAAACGTGTGCAGCTCTGCAAGTGCGCAATTGGCGACCACTGATTTTAATTCCCAAGTGGCTACCTTTGTCGGTGCTGACTCTGGTGTATACAGCCAATCCCTGATGTACCACCCGGAAGCGTTCCAATTCGTTACCGCTGACTTACCGCTGATGGATGACGCCAATAAGTGTGTACGCATGAATCAGGACGGTCTAAGCATTCGTGTGTGGCAAGCGTCTGACATTCGTAACGATGAACTGTTGATGCGTATCGACATCTTGTACGGCATGGCGGCGCTTCGCCCGCAGTGGGCATGCCGCATGATCGGCGCGGCTGCATCTTAATCAATAGAGGGGGAAACCCCTCTTTCTAATTTTTCTAGGAGAACAACATGGCTGCTCAAGATTACGAACAAGTCACTTATAACTCACCCGCAGGCGCTCAAATGGGCCAGTCGGCTACCGAGAAAATCGGCTTTTATGGTTCTACACCTGTCGTACAGCGTGCAAGCTCTGTACAAGCCGCTTCGGTAGTCTCTGCTGCTTCGTTTATTTCCGTATCTACCAATCTGTGTCTGTTTGCTGCCGAAGTTGCGGCAACGCTGACCGGCTTGGGGTTGTGGAAGGGCGGCGCTTAATTGACTAAGGGGAAGTTACTGCATGTTGGTTGCGGTGGCGACCCCTTACCCTATTTTTTGCAGGATTACGCAGAAACGCGACTAGACATAGACGATACACATAAGCCGGACATTCTGGCGAGTATGACGGATATGGGCGACATCGGAGAGTTTGATGCAATCCTATGTTCACACTCGCTGGAACATTTGCTACCGCATGATGTTGCGAAAGCTCTGACAGAGTTTGTGCGCGTGCTTAAACCTGGCGGGTTTTCGGTGATTTTCGTGCCGGATTTGGAAGATGTGAAAGCTACGGAAGAACCGTTATTTGAAGCACCTTGCGGCACGATTACCGGTCTTGATTTGCTCTATGGTCTGCGTTCATTGCTGCATGTTATGCCGTATATGGCGCACAGAACTGGCTTCATAGCGAAAACGCTAGAACAAGCCGTACTCAATGCAGGATTTACTAAGGCAGTTACAACCCGATTGCCAAACTACAACTTAATGTGCGTGGGAGTGAAATGAGTAAAAAGGTTGTGTTTTGTATTCCTACCGTCAAGCGCCCGTATCAACAGACGCTAGACAGCCTGGAAGCATCCATTCCGTTGATTAAAGCGGCTGGATGGGATGAAGGCATGGTAAACGAAATTGGCAACCCATATATCAGCGCAGCACGCGCAACCATGCTTAGAAAAGCACTGGACGCCAAAGCAGATGTCATTATGTTTATTGACCACGATGTATCTTGGAAACCTCGAGACCTGCTGACATTGATCGAAACGCAAGGCGATGTTGTAGCGGGTACATACCGCTTCAAGGCGGATGAAATTAGCTTTATGGGTACAGTACAAACTGGCCCTATGGGTACGCCTCTAGTCCGTGAAGATGGCGCAATCAAAGCCAATACTGTACCCGCTGGATTTCTGAAAATAACTAAAGAAGCCGTAGACAAATTCATGAGCGCTTACCCTGAATTGTGCTACGGGCCTAAATACAACCTATCTGTTGACCTGTTTAATCATGGCGCTCATGAGGGCTTGTGGTGGGGCGAGGATTACGCATTTAGCCGCCGCTGGTGCGAGAAATGCGGCGATATTTGGCTTGTTCCAGACTTGGATTTGACCCATAACGCAGTTGATAGGGAAGGATTTAATAAGGCATATGTCGGCAACTTCCACCAATACCTAATGATGCAGCCAGGCGGAATAAATGATCCGGAAAGGAAAGCGGCATGATCTTTATCACGCACCCTGAACACGGCTGCAATAATGTCAACAAGGCCGAGCTAGAAGAATGCCTAAAACATGGCTGGGTGGTGACGGACATTGCCGAATGGTATGGCAGGAAATCGCCTAAACCAGCCGAACAAAATCAAGACGTGATCCAGATTGATACCGCAAAAAAACGCGGTAGAAAGCCCAAGGCCGCGTAATGGCAACAGCGCAAACGATTATTAACAGGTCAGGCCGCATGCTAGGGCTATGTGAGCCAAACACCACACTGGATTCAAGCGTTTCTGCTGATTTCCTAGTCGCTTTGAAAGCGCTGATGGAGTCAATGCAGAATGACAAGCTGTTAACTTATGACGTGATCGAAACCACTAAAACGATGGTGGTAGGGCAAGAGACTTACACGATAGGTTCAGGTGGAGATTTCAACATCGAGCGACCTGTATTCCTAGAGGGGATGTATGTTACGGCAAATGGTATCGACTATCCGCCAATGACAGAACTTACCCCGGCGCAATATGCAACGATCCCGCAAAAGCAAACATCAACGTCAGACATTCCGAATTACTACAAATTTGAGACTACTTACCCGCTTGCATCGGTAACGGTTTACCCATCGCCGTCAACGACTAATATTCTAAATCTGCGCTCTTACTACATTGTCACGGCGCTATCTTCTCTAAGCACTAGCATCGCTTTGCCTCCAGGTTATGAGGATACGTTGGCTTACAACCTTGCTGAAGCAATGCTTCCAGAATATCCACAAGCAAGCACTGGCATTCAGATTGTGCTCAACAAAGCCAAAGAAACCAGATCGGCATTGAAACGCCTTAATTCAATAGCGCCGATCATGCAAACAACACAACTTAACGCTATTGGTAAGCGTGGCAAGTCTGATATTTATACGGGTACATAAATCGCAGTGTGTTTTCAATAAACAGGGATCAAATTTAGGAGTGGCGGAATATGGGACAATTTAAAGCCGAACACAACGGGGCATCATCTTTGCAGTCATTGAATGGCACAACGCTTGTCATAAATACTGCTGGTGCCTGTTATCAAATACCAACGACATTCACATTAAAATCAGCAGATGCTACACGGAAGATTGAATTTAGCACAGATGGCGGAGTCGAGTATTTTGAGCCTGCTTATGATGTAAGTTCAACGACAATGCTAGTGACGACGGCATTTTCAGGAATTAGCCACGTTAAATTTACAGGGGCATCAACGGATAAGTGGAGTATTGCATAATGTGGCCAACAAAGACCCCGTACATATATATTAATGCAAGTGGCGACATTACCACGCCTTTGCAAAATGCAATCGACATATTGCAATCTAACCAAGGTGGTATTGTAGAGATTGGGGCTGGTGATTGTACAATCTCTTCTACTATTACTATTTCTAATGGTTATCCTTCTGATGGTTCAGACTATCGAGGCGGGATTACGATTCGCGGCCAATCACAAACGGGCACAAGAATTACTTATTCTGGTTCTGGAAAAGCATTTGTAATCGAATCAGATAATATTGTTTCTAGTACTGGAGTTCTTCAGTATCTAAACTTTGAAAGCTTTTCACTATTCGGGCCAGGGAAAACAACTTCTGGCTCTGTTGGAATGCACTTTGCAACAACAACGGCTGCACACCATACGCTTGTAAATAGATTCACAATGAAAGAAGTAATTATTCGTTACTTTGAAACATTAATGAATCTTGATGA